TAATTTAGATGTAAAAAGAGTAATGGGAATTGATATGGTTGGAAAATTTGCTCAATGGAAAGAGGGAGTAAATTTAGAAACAATATACAATGATTGTCAAGAGTTGAAAGAATTTTACGAAAGTAGTGAAAAAAATCACAAAAAAGTTTTTTAGTTTCAAATATTTTTATTATATTATATACAAATAAAGGTTAACAAGATTATGAATAAATTTAATAGTTTACACGAATTATTTTTGTCAGAATTACAAGCACTTACCCACTTTGGTAGCTATGTAAACAGTAATGGCAGCAAACAGACAGAATTATTGTTTAGGTCGTTTGAATTAACTGACCCAACAAAATTAGGCATAGGTTTCCCATCTAGGAAATTTAATACTAATTATGCAGTTATGGAATTCTTATGGTATCTATCTAGAAATAAAAGAGTAGATAACATTGGTAAATGCGCTAATATTTGGTTGAGAATTCAAGATGGCCAAAATGAAGTAGAATCAAATTACGGTACATTCATACTAGGAGAGCAATGGGATTGGATTAAGAAAGAGTTAGAAAAAGACATGGACTCTAGAAGGTGTACAATTGTAATTGGTCAGCCTTACCATAAGACTAAAAACTGGCATGATATTCCATGCACTCAATTTTTACAAGTTTTTATTAGAGACAATAAATTGCATCTTTGCGTCAATATGAGAAGTAACGATATTATTTTTGGCTTGTGTAACGATATATTTAATTTTTGCCTATTTCAACAACTAATGTTAAATGAGCTTAGAGAAATATATCCAGATTTAGAATTAGGCTCATACTATCACATTGCAGGTAGTTTACATTTATATGATATGCATTACAACATGAGAGATAATATACTTATGGATGCAACCAAACAGGTACACAGATCTGATGGCAACTGGATATTAAAGCCTGAGGTAAATATAGATTATATAGACAGAGAAGAGGTATTTTTACCGCAAAGAAGTATGGAAAAACTAGAATTAGTAGCTTTTACAAATAAACAAATGCAAAAATTATTTATATGAAAAAGAAAGAATCAATACTTAAAAGAGCTGACGAGATAATAAATAATCGATCAGAAGAAAAAGAAAGACAATATGGTCCTTTTAGTGAAGGCATGGAAAGAGCAGCAAAGATAGCTAGTGGTATGACTGGCAAAGACTTTGTAGCTGAAGATATGTATGCGGCTTTGATAGCTCTAAAATTATCTCGCCATTCATACAATTATAGAGAAGACAATCTATTAGACTGTGTTGCATATTTAGGAGGTTTAGATAACTATATCAAGGAGAAAAATAATGAAGATAAGTAAAATTAGAGATGTAAAAACTCCAACAAGAGCCAATTCAACTGATGCTGGTATAGACTTTTTTATACCAAATGATTATGAAGGCGAAACAGAAATATTTCCAGGTAGGTCTTGCCTAATTCCATCTGGTATAAAAGTTAATGTACCAGCAGGCCATGCACTTGTAGCATTCAATAAGAGTGGTGTAGCTGTAAAGAAGAATTTACATGTTGGTGCATGTGTAGTAGATTGCGGTTATCAAGGAGAGGTACACATAAACTTGACAAATGTAGGAGAATCTCCGCAGTATATTAAACCTGGAGACAAGATAGTTCAGTTTGTCTTATTACCTCTTGGTGAACCTTCAGTAGAGTTAATAGATAGTAATAATTTATATGAATCAGAATCTTCAAGAGGAGAAGGAGGGTTTGGTTCATCAGGAACAAGATAATATGGTAACATTAGTAGACAAAATTCAAGACAAAAATTTAAAGATAGGAATAGACGGATTAACTGGCCCTATATCAAAAAGAATATCAAATCATAATGGAGCATGGGCCCATAAGGCATATAACCAGTGCACAAACGCAGGGTATACTAACGTAACCATTATGGAAAAAGGCGAAAGACTTCACGATTATGATGCAGTTATTCTTTATCTAGGCATAAGTTATGAAGGCACTTTAAATTTATTTGGTGGACTAGGAGATGAGTTTTGTAAAAAAATGATTCAGCTAGAAAGTTATCCTGGAAAACTGATATGCCTAGAGCATGAAATGCCTAACTTGGTAGATATGGTATCTAAAAGACTGAAAAATAGTTCTACTTCTTCTTATGCAAAAATAATAGAACTAGACGAATTACAAAAAGCAATTGATAGAACTGAGAAGATTGATAGAATAGAAAAGACAACTAAACTTTGTTTTGGAGACAGTCATTCTTTTTCACAGTATCAGGCAGGATACATGACAAGTAGAAACGATGGGTTAACGCTGTTTTCAATATTAAGAGACGGAGTTAAAGAAAAGATAATGGAAAAGTCTGGCATAAACACAGACGACCTAACCCATCTTACTTTTTATGCAGGAAACATAGATATTAGGCACCATCTTTGTAGAAGAGAAGATAGAGAAAAAGCTACTAGAGTTATGGTTACATATTTAGCAGATCAATTGAACAGATTAAATATACCAAATAT